GCCAGCTTCGAGATGCCGATGATCTTCTTGGCGGGCACGTACGCGATGGCCGCCTTGCCGTGGAACGGCAGGAAGTGATGGCTGCAGACGGACACGTACTCGATGTCCTTCAACAGGACCATCTCCTCGACACCTTCGTCGTTGGTGAACGTCGTGATCTCCGGTGGCCCTTCGTGGGTCCAAACATCCGGCAGGCCACGGAAGAATGTGGCGTACATGTCAGTGATCCGGCGAGGGGTCTCTCTGAGATCCTCGCAATCGATGTCCAGGCCCAGGGCCTGAAGGAACATCGTGATCGCCCCCATCGCCCTGTCCCGGCGCAGGTTGTCGTCAAACCTGATGTCTTCATCCCGCAGTGCCATTGTAGCCATCCTCCGTTTCTGCGATCTCGTAGGGGAACACAATCCAGTCCTCGGTCGCTGCGGCCATGCCGAAGAACGTGCGCAGCTCCCACAGACCTTCTTCCAGGTACCGGTAGCCCTTCGGTTTGCAGACCACCACACCGATCGCCAACGGTCGGTACTGCACTTCGGTCCCGTCCTGCGGCCCGAGGATGCTGGACAGTGTGTGACCGGTGTCGCAGATGTCGTCCACCAGCAGCAAGTCGGAGGTGATCCGATCCTTCCGGAACGGCACGAACGGTACGTCCAACTGGTGGCTGAGCATCACTGCAGCGATCAACCCGCCACGCGGAACACCCATCACGCCCCCGGGCGTTACACCCGCCAGGCGGATCCGCTCCGCCAGCTGCTCCACCGCTGTGTCGTACGAGCCCCAGTCCACTATCAGCTTCGGCTTCATCTCACACCATCCCTACCAGCTTGTGGCACTGCGGTATGATCTGTGGCCTCAGCTTCACCAGCCAAGGCACGCCCATCACGATCTTGGCCAAATCAGCCCACGCCTTCAGGATCGCCTTCACACCGTCGTTGGGTCGTGTCATCGGCTGAAGGATCAGATGCTCCACACACTCCAGCCCACCGTCGCCGATCAGCTCGCCGATGTCCTTGATCTCGTCGTGAGCGCAGCGGACGTCCACTACGAACTTCAGCTGGACGTTCCCTCGGCCGTATGTCATCCTGCCGATCAGCTCGTCATTGAACTGGGAGCCGACCATCGGGCTCATGCCTCTCAGCTTGGGGGAGATCGACCAGAGATCCACCCAATGCAGCATGTCCTCGATCTGGTCGAACCACGGCACCATCCCAGACGTCTCGATTGTGACCGGATGCTCGGCCACCAACAACGCCTTGCAGAGTGCAGCCACGCCTTCGACATGCATCGGGTCCAGCGGCTCCCCACCAGTGATGACCACATCGATCCGAGGGTTGGCCTTCAGTACCGCCAAGATCGCCTCGATGCTGAAGGTGGTGCCCTCGTCCTGGTCCCAGCTCTTCTTGGTGTCGCAGCGTCCGCATCGGATGCTGCAGCCTTGGACTCGGACGAAGACGCTCGGCCGGCCCATCCAGGCACCTTCGCCTTGGATGGTTGGCACGGTGATCTCGTTCAGGTTCAGTCGCATCGCCAATGATCCCTTCTGCTGAATGCGGCGTAGGACATCTCCGTTTCCCACACCTTGACTTCGTCCAGCACCGTGTCCTGGTACTCCTCAACGATCGGTGCGAAGACGTGGAACAACATGTGAGCGATGTTCTCTGCAGTGGTGTTGTCGTACTTGTCCGGCATCATGTGGAACTTGGACCCCAATGCGGCCAGCATATCCATCAGTTCCTGATCGTCCCAGACCAACAGCACTCCATGATCCAGGTTACTGTTGACCCAGCCAGCCAGCGATGACTTGATCACCCCGAAGTCGATCACCATTCCGTACTCATTCGGGGTGCTGGACTCGATCGTCACCTCGCAATGGTACGTGTGGCCGTGGATGTTCTTGCAGGCCTTCGGGTAGCCCTGGCCCAGTCGGTGGGCCATTGCCCAACTGAATCGTTTGGTGACTCGCATCTCACCCTCCAAACGTGTTCTTGGGTGTGCCGTGCTTCAGGTAGTAGGCACGCCGCTTCTTCAGGTAGTTGATGAACGCCGGCTTCTTGCGATAGGCCCCGTGTTCCTTCATCAGGGCCCTTTGCCGGACCAGGGCGCTGACGATCGCCCTCGCTCGATCCTTGTCCACACCTGCGTAGTCGGTGATGTCGGTCAAGGTGATTTGATTCTGTTCCAGACAGCCCTCGACGAAGTCCAGGGCGTGGCCTTCCAGGTTGTCGATCATCCGATCCACTTCCTTGGTGCTCTTCAAGGTGGTCCGATCCAGCACTGTCCGGCTGAACTGGTCATAGGCCATCGACGGCCTGGTGTACAGCTTGTTGAGGAACGCCACAGCCGCGTGGACGTGTTCCTCAGTCACCACGAGCTTCTCGCCGGTCTTATCATGGCTGAACAGCCGGCCGGCGATCGCTGCAGCCACCTTGGCCAGCTTGATGCGGACGTTCTCGACTTGGATCAGAGGCACTACGGAGGTGTAGGCCTTGCCCAGCTCCTGGGCGGATCGCAGGATCGCCTTTGACGCTTTCCGGTCGAACTGGATCTGGGACGGCTTCCGGCTCCAGACCCACAGGACCAGCTGGCGACAGAGCTCTTGTGTGTACGGACTCTTGATCTTCGCCGCAAAGGACCTGTTGATCACGGCACTGGGCACCTCGTTGGAAGCAACGCTGATCGCATAGTCGAAGCGAGCGACGTCTTCCGTCTTGCCCACCAACTCCATGACTGCCTCGACGCCGGTGGAGTAGGTGTTCATTGGTGCACCCGATCGCGGGTTGGCCAGCCAGACCAGTCGGGTCCTTGCCGTCGTGGTCTCCGTCTGGATCTTGATGATCTCAGCCACACCTTCGGATCGGACTCGGCTCAGTCGCTCCCAGTCCAGAACGTTCAGTGCACTGGCCTCGTCCACCACAACCAGTCGGCCGTCGTTCAGTGGTATCTTGCCCCAGGTGACCACCCATCGATTCCGGACCTGCTGCATGCCACCCACCAGGCCAGCGAAGCTGCAGTTCTCAGCGGACACGATTTCTCCCAGCTGGTAGTACCTGATCAGTCCTTCTGCCACATAGCCTTTGCCCGTTCTGGTGTCCCCAAGGACCAGAACGTCCAGCCAGCCCTTCCGTACCTGCTCCCCGTTGAAGCGGAACGTTAGTGGGCTGTGGAATACCAGGTCGATTGCTTCGTGCAGCAACGGTCGCTCGAAGATCCTGGTGGCGTTGATCGCCAGATGTCGGTAGATGTGTTCCAGCTTCTCCTCGATCCCTTGATCGTCTTCTGGTTGGAACACGTCCAGCTGGTCCTGCAGTGCCGGTGTCATCTGGAACGTGGCGATGCTGGACTGCGCTGGCCGACTCTTGATCAACACGTGTGTGGCGTACTGCTTGAACGGCTCCGGCACAGTGAAGCCCTCGAACTCATAGCCACGGTTGGGCGTCAGACCGTGACCCACGAAGTAGGCGTCCCGCAGTACGTACGGATTGCCGTTGTCCGAGTAGTCGATCTCAGGGATCAGCTGAATGTGTTCGATGTTGAACGTCTCTGTGGTCTCGATGCTGACCTTGCACTTGTTCGGTATCCCCAGTCGCGTCTTGATCTGCGACTTCAGTACGTGCTCCGGTCGATCGATCAGCTGCAGGGCCCGTTTCGGATCCTCGGCTATTTCGAACTCGTGGTCGAAGTCGTACGTAGACATGATGCACTCCGCACACTCCGACAGACTGTCGCTGGCACCCGGGCAGCGGACCTGTACCTTCTTCGGTGGCAGGTAGGGCGCCAAGTCTTTGCCTGCCACAATGCAGCGGGTCCTGATCTGCCTGTTGAAGTATCGTGCCGCCGATGCTTGGCCCAACGTGACCTCGAAGACGGTCTCGTCGGTCTCCTCGTCGTACGTCTCGCCTTCCACTGGATGGATCACCGGAGCCTTCTTGACCAAGTTCAGGAAGTCGGCCTTGCTGTGGCCGTGCTTCACGAAGTAGTCCGTCAGATCGCCGCCCTTCTCCTTCAGCGGCAGCTCCACCACCTTCACCCAGTCTGCTACTCGGCTCAGCATCTGAGCCCGTTTCAGGGCCGCCTCTTGCCCTTTGTTCTTCCCGTCGTTCACATCGAAGCAGATGATCACACGTCTGTTCTTGAACAGGTTGGTCCACTCCTTGTCCCAAGAGCCGACGCCCCCTGTGGACGTCATGGCCGGCAGGCCCTTGTGAGTGGTGACCAGCGCATCGAATTCGCCCTCACAGAGGACGATTGTCTTGGACTTCAGGTTGCCCATCGGGAACAGCCGCTTCCCGCCGTACCCGGGTCCGTAGGAAATGATCTTGTGTTCTTCTTTGCCTGTGTGGTCATACCGTCGAAGGTTGACCAGCATTCCGAATTCGTCGTAGACCGGTATGGTGACTCGACGATTGTCGAATCCGAGACCGAACGTCTTTACCGCAGTGCGATCCAGACCACGCTTGGTCCTCAGCCACCGCATCACTGCAGGTGTGTTCAGTAAGTTGGCTTGGCAGCCATCCAGGGTTGATTCCGGCACCAGCTTCGCGACGTACGTCCCGTACAGATCCCGCAGGGCCGCGACGAAGCTCAGCTCATGGGCCTTCTCATGCCATTGGACTATGTTCGCACCGTACACACCACATGAGGGTGAATGGCAGTAGAACTTACCGCTCTTGTGAAGCGACATGCTTTTGTGCTTCCCAGTGCGGTCTTCGTGGAACGGACACCACACCTGCACTTCGTCCTTGGCACCGAAGTGAGCCTCGGAACCAATCTCGGCCTCGAAGTACGTGGTTGGATCGACTTCGCGTAGAACGGCCTCGCGCAGTCGTTTGGTGTCTGGCTTCATGGGCCACTCCCGCTCCAAGAAAACAGGCACCGGGTGACGTCAGCTTCAACGCCACCCGGGTCCCTGTGCCGAACGTCTACACGCGGCGCGTCTTCTTCTTGGCCTTCTTCTTGGCCTTCGCGCCGGTCTTCTTGGTGGTCTTGGCCCTGCCGGAGGACGCCGTCTTCTTCTTCTTGGCGGTCTTCTTGGCCGTCTTCTTCTTGGCCATCTTCTTCTTGCCCGCCTTCGGCTTCTCTTCGACTTCCTCTTCCTCGGTGCCCTCTTCGGCTTCCTCGGCGTCGCCGGTGACCGTGACGTCGCCGTACTCCATCGTCCATTCCTCACCGGCGTCGTCGATCACGGTGATGTTGCCGTCGTTGTCGTCGGCGACCACCTTGCCGGTGTGCTTCTTCCCGTCCGCCTTGAAGCTGACGGCCTTGCCGATGTACTCGACGTCTTCCTCGGCCTCGCCCTCGGTCTCCTCGGCCTCTTCCTCTTCGGCCTCTTCCTCTTCTTCCTCTTCCTCGTCAGCGACGAGCTCGAGGTCCTCGAGGGAGACCTTCCGGAGCTTGCCGGTGTCGTCCCGCTTGACCTTGGCGACGTCGTCCTCGATGGACCGGACCTCGCCCGTCACGGTCTCTTCGTCCACCTCGAACTGGACCTGGCTGCCGACTTCGATCTCGGCCGCCTCCTCCTCCTCTTCGGTCTCCTCCTCCTCTTCTTCTTCCTCGGTCTCCTCTTCCTCGGTCTCCTCGTCTTCGACCAAGGTGACCTCGTCGTAGGCGACCGTGTAGACCTCGCCGTCACCGTCCTCGACCGTCAGCTCCTCTTCGGTCTGCTCGGTCACCTCGGCGACGACTTCTTCGCCCTTGTACTCGAAGCTGACGTTCTGTCCGACCAGCTCGAGTTCGCTGAGGTCCTGAGTCTCTTCTTCTTCGGTCTCCGTGGTCTCGCCGTCCTCGTCGGTGACGAGCTTGTTCACGTAGACGTTCTGGTAGGACTTGCCGGTGGTCTTGGACTTCTTGCCGTGGCGCAGGTTGATCTCCGCAACGGTGCCCTTCATCTCCTCGATCAGCTCACCGATCTTGTCCACCTTCTTCGGGAGCGTCTGGCCGAGGACTGAGAAGGTGCCCTTGGCGATCTCGGCGCCCTTCTTGGTGTCCAGGCCGATGTTCTGGAAGGCGCGCCGGCCCTCGTGTGTCGGGCCCACGATCTTCCACTGCAGGGAGACCTGGAGGTGCTTCTCGTCGTTCCACTCCCTCGACTCCATGCCGCCGTCGACCAGCTCGGCTCGATACTTCCCGTCTGGGATGTCATCGAACTCTTGCTGCTCCGGAACCTCTGCCTCGTCCCACAACGACTGTGCGTCCTTCAACTGCTGCTTTGTAATGCCTGCCACTGTGAATCTCCTTTCGATCAAGTGGCTGCCGGTTCACGTCTACGACTTCCGCTTCGGCCCTTTGCGTGTCGGTCCAGTGCCCCCTTTCCGAACGACACCTTTGCGGACGGCACGCTTCGGGCCGCCCAGTGCTTTGCCTGGTGTCCGCGGTCCAGGGCCCGTGCCCCAGGCTTCGGACATTGCCTTGTAGTCCAGTGCCAGCAGCTTCCCTTCAGGGAAGACACCGCCACGGTCCTTCGCTTCGATCTCGATCTCCGGTGTGTAGCGGAAGATCCGGAAGTCCGGTCGCTTCGGATCGAAGTCGCAGAGTGCGATCACATCCGACTCGCGTGAGACGATCTTCCAACAGCCGCCAGGAAGACTGGGCACAGTCTTCTTGTACGTGACGCCACGGACCTTGTCCTCGCGCTCGGTGTAGTGGGCGATGAAGATGACTGCCTTGCCCAAGTGCTTCAGCATCAGCACACCGCGGTAGAACTCGCTGTTCACCTTGTCGTAGCCCTTGCCGTAGCCCTCGTCGCTGGGGTGGTCGAAGCCGAACTTGGCGCAGCAGTACTCCTGGCACATCTTGTACAGCAGGTCGGTGGTGTCCACGACAACCGTGTGGAAACGATCGCCGTTGTCCTGCAGCTCCTTGGCCACCTTCAGGAACTTCTCCCAGCTGTCGATCGGCACCAAGTGGAGACTGAGATGCTTCTGGGTGAGCTCGGTGGCCAGGAACAACGGATCTGGGAAGCCGGCGGCGAAGGTACTCTTGCCGATGCCCGGCGCCCCGTATACGGTCCAAGTGGCAGTCTCGATCGTGAGCTTGCCTTTGGTCTTCAGTGTGGGCAGCAGTCCCATGTCTACTCCTCCTCTTCCAGTTCAGGGTGCATCACATCGCGCTTGGTGAACAGGCCGAGGGTCAGCTTACTCTCCCCACGCGAGCACAATGGCAGATACGGACAGGTGCCGAAGCCGACGCACTCTCGGTCATTGACCGGCCAGTAGTCGATCTCTTTGCAGTGCTCCACTTCCTTGACGAACTCGGCGAGGACCATCGGCCAGCGCTCGATGTCCTCTTCGCGTCGTTCCAAGGCGGTGGAGTACAGGTACTGGGTAGCGTTGGTCTTGAACTCGTTCATCAGACGAGTGGTGAACTGGGCCGGCGTCTCCGGATTCTTCTTGGTCCGTTGTCGGATGCCCGGCTTGCCTAGGACGTTGTAGATGCAGCCGGCGCACTTCTTGCCCAGCAGCTTGTCCAGGGCCCACTCGTAGCCCACCACCTGGCAATCGACGGTGAGACGATCCACGTAGCCGGTGCCCACCATCTGAGCGGTCTTATGCTCCCCGAGCCAGATGCGCTTCTTCATCACATGGACGGAGTCCATCTTGCCGGCGTACACGCAGGTGGGCAGTTCCAGCTCGAACGGTACCTCGACGGCCGGTTCGCCGTCCCACTGGTACACCTTGGCCTTGCCCATCAGGCCACGATGCTTGTCCCAGGCGAGGATCATCCCTTCGAGGATGGTGGCGTCCTTCTCGAACTTGTCCAGCTCGGGTCCGATCAGCTCGGCCCGCTTCTCTTTGATGAACGCGCGCATCTTCTTCAGGAGGGTGGCCAGCTTCTCCTTCTGTAGGAGCATCGCCAGGCCTTCGTGCACCACGTTCCCGACTGCGAGTGTCGCTGTCGGCGGAGAGCTCAGCATACGAACGTACCTCCAGTAGTACTTCATCGGGCATTCACGGTATGTGGCCCGGGAGGAGTTCGTCACGACCAGTTTGTCCGATGGCATCAGATCCTCACCTTCACCTTCAGTTCCACTTCGCGGCTGTGAGGTGTCTGCTCCTCGAGTGTCGGCAGCGAAGCGTCCACGATGCTGCTGACAATTGAAGAGACGGACACACCGATGGCCTGGGACAGCTTCCTCAGACGCTCGACGGTGTCCTCACTCTTGAAGTAGACACTGACAGCCGCCTGCTTCTCAGACACGGATACCTCCCTCCTGTGTTCATACGACCAAGTTGTTGTAAGTTAGAGCAAGGAGAATCTAGGTGCGTGTCGTTTTGCCGGCTAGTGACCGGCTACGATTTTGCGGATAGATTTTCGATCGATCAGCTTTCGTCCGAGGAGCCGCTTCTCTGCGACGTCCCGCACAGTCCGCTCGTCCACGGTCCCCTTGCAGACCAGGTCCCAGTACTCGATGACGCTGTGCTTCTCAGAGCCGATCCGGTGGGTCCGATCCTCGGACTGGATCCGCCGCTCGACGGAGAAGTCACGACTGTAGTACACCGCAGCAGAAGCCTTTGTGAGGGTGAGGGCACGCGCGCCGCGGGAGAGGGTCGTGATGAAGACGCGGCAGTTCTTCTCACGTTGGAAGATGCGGACAGACTCGGCGGCGTCCTCGTTGGCGGTGAGAGCCACACCTTGGATGCCGGCCTTGCGGCACATCTTGATGATCTGCTCCAGTTCGAAGTGATACCGAACCCAGATGACCACGCCCTGGTGATGCTCCAACAGTCTGCCCAGCAGCAGGCGTAGTGCTGTGATCTTGCCGGAGGGATAGGTCTGGACCAGCTTCCCGTCCTGCAGGAGTCCGCCACTGGTGATCTGAAGCAGCTTGGCCAACTGTGCCAACACGTACTTGGTCTCGAACCACTCACCGTTGTCCAGTTCCAACTCCATGTCGTTCCACAGCTGGTCGTATGCTCGCTGCTGTCGGACAGTTTGCTTGACCGGGAATCGCTTGTACAGCTTCGGCGGCAGGTCCAGGCAGTCCTTCTTCAGCTTCCTGTAGGCACCCATACTGATGATCGTTTGGATCCGCTCTTCGGCTCCGGCCTTCAGCTGCCAGTCGAAGCCGGCCGGATAGAAGAAGCGCTCGCGGAACTTGACAAACGACCGACCGAAGGTCCTGCCGTGGTCAAGGAACAGGTACTGTGCCCAGATGTCGAACAGGCTGTTGGTAACCAACGTGCCGGTCATGATGCATCGCAACGGTACATCGTGCAGGTACTTGTACGCGGCCTTGTAGCGAGCAGTGCGACTGTTCTTCAGGATCGTGGACTCGTCTGCGACGACTGCATCGAAGTGCTGTGAGCGGAGAGCAGGGCCGATTGTTCTACAGGTCTCGTAGTTGGTCACAATGATGCCGTCTGGGGCTTGTTGCAGGTCACGGAGCCGACGCTCCCTAGTTCCCTTCAGCACAGTCGTCTTGAAGCCGGACAGCTCTTCGATGTCGTCTGTCACGCCCTCGATGTACACCGGGTCCTCGAGCCACAGGACACGCTTCGCCTTGTTCACTTCCAGCCAGTTCAGGGCCATGTAGGTCTTGCCGGTGCCTGTCTCCGACAGCAGTGGCAGGAACTGACGATCGCGTGCCCACTTGATGAACTCACGCTGATGTTGGTATGCACGTGTCCTCATGCTGCCTCCAAAAGAGCACGGCCCCGCCGACCGGGTTAGGGTCGACGGGGCCGTACGTGCGACGGGGATGGTGATAGTGAGGCTACGCCTCCGGCGGGAAGTAGAAGTTGATGCCGAGCTTCCCGACCCGGTCCTTGGCGGCGTCGTTGATCGCCTGGTTGCCGCCGGTGGTGGCGCACACGTCGTTCTTGCCGGAGCTTGACTTCTGCGTCGGAGCGTCGAGGTCGATCTCGACGATCAGCTTCCGGCCTTCGATCCGCGTGTACACGTTGCGACCGATCTGATCGCCCTCACACTTCGCCTTGGACGTCTTCGTCTTCGCGGCCATGCTTCGCCTCCTTCTAGCTCGCCCCGTGCGAGCACACATGATTGCCATCGTGGGGTCCTGGCCGGCGCCCAACCGCCAGGGCCCCACAACGGCGACGCTGTGTGCTACTCGATCTCGAGGTAGGACTTCAGCGCCTCCATCACGACGGACGCGAAGGACTGTTCCTGCTCCTCGGCGTAGCCCTTGGCGGCCTCGAACACCTCGAGGTTGTCCGCCGAGAAGTAGACCACCTGCCGGACGCCCTCGCCCTTCGAGGCCTTCTTCGCCTTCTTGCCCTTCTTGCCCTTCTTCGCCGTCTTCGCCTTCTTCGCCACTGCCATCTCACGCCTCCTTGTCTTCGCCGCCTCCTCAGGCGACACCCAACCGCCGTTCGATGTGCGGGTCCACCCCTCTGGTGGTCGCACAGTCCTGGAATCTGCCGTCATCCACTGGAGGCTGCCACACTCGTAGCAGAGCACCTCGTAGCGAGCCCACGGCACCGTGATGCCGAAGTAGCCTCGCTTTTGGGATCGACACTTGATGTTGGGGCACTTCGGGCCGGAGTACGGCTTCCACCAGCCGGTCAGCGAGCCTTTGATCTTGTAGGTCCGTCGTGGCATCGTTGTTCTCCATACGACGAGTGGATCATGGACCTGACCAGGGACATGGTCAAAGGCTTTTCTCACGCCCCTGGTCAAGTCTGTAGGACACTACCCGTTCACCTCGCCGCTCACGAAGACCTTGCCGTAGTACACGGTCAGTGGCCTGGTGTGCCTGCCCTTCACGAACGCCTCGGCGTGCTGCTCCGCTTCGTCGTACGTGTTGTAGAGCCACGGCCGCTGGATGACGTAGTGACCGCCCGGCAGCTGCTCGACGATGATGACGGCGTACATCTCGATCCTCGGTTCGAAGCCGCTCATACGACCACCGCCTTCGCGTGCTGGGAGCAGAGCCAGGACCCGGCGACGTTGCGGTCCGCCTTCCGGCTGCAGCGCTTGCCGCTCTTCGTGGTCGCCGAGCAGCGGGCGACGTCGGTGATGCCCGGCCCGGGCTTCAGTGAATCCACACGGGCCTTGGCCAGCTCGGCCCGGCGCCTGGCGGCCAGCCGCTTGCCCTGCTTTCGCTTCCGAATCCGGAGAATCCTGCGCTTATACTGCATCGTAGCCACACTTTCTAGCGCGTATACACGCGCGGTTTCACAGCGGAACGTCCTCCTTAATAAGGCGGTTTCACACATCTCCCGGGCCCGGCCGTCCCTCGGCCGGGTCCTGCTGGTGGTCGATCTTCGGGTCCAGCCCTGCCCTCAACGACATCAGGGACTCGACCACGATCCGGCTGAAGCCCACGTGTCGCTTCACCGCGTAGGCCTTGGCCCACTTCAGGACCGGCTCGTCCTGTGTGGCGAAGTACACCGCCTGGCGAATGCCGTAGTTCACCTTGGCCTTGGACTTCGACTTCGGCTTCGCCTTGGATTTCGGCTTCGCCTTCGCCTTCGCCTTCGCCCTCTTCTTGGCCTTAGCCACGGGCCACCTCCTTCTTGCGGGCGGCGTACTGTGCCTTGTGGATCCCTTCCTGCAGCCCGTTGAAGTAGATCCGGATCTCGCGAAGCGTCCTGTGGTACACGTTGTGGGGTTCGTCGTCGAGGTGATGGATGCAGCAGTGCCATCTGTACGGCTCCAACAGCCGCTTGCTGCGGTGGAGCACCACACGACCGGCCTCACCGAACACTTCTCGAGCGACCGACTCAACGAACTTGCGGATGGTCGCCTGTGTTTCCCTTGCCATTACTGCGGCTCTCCTCTCTTGGTCATCAGTCCGTCTCCTTCCACTGGATCACGATCTCTAGTCGGGCCCGCTGCTGGACCTGCACGTCCGGCACGAACAGTCGCACCACGCGCAGCATTCTCTGTTCCTCGAAGTAGTCCATGTCACGGGCCACATCGTTGTCGTTGCTCGCGATGGTCCACTTCCGCACGTACCCACTGCCGGTCTTACGGCCCGTGGTCTCGAGGACCACAAAGCCATAGGCCGCCAGCGACTTCGCCAGCATCTGCCGGCGCTCGTTCCAGTTAGTACCGTACACTGGTGTCCTCCTGTTCCTCACCGAAGCTGCCGCCCATCTCCCTGAGGAACTTCTCCGCCTGGCTCTGCGACCACACGCTGGAGATCATCACGTTGGCCGCCTCGCCCGCCTGATCCTGCAACGGCCGAGGCAGCGTCTCCTTGTCCACCAGGCCGTTGCTGAAGTGCCGGCAATGGCCGTAGCCGCTGGCCAGCTGCTGTTCCGCCGAAGCCCAGGAACGCCAGATCCAGGTCCGGTAGAAGCCGGCCAGTGCCGTTGTGAGGGCCAGGTAGTTCAGGTCCAGCCTGTCGGAGTAGTCCTTCAACAGGATGCTGGTCGTGGTGTGCTGCCCACCGTGCCCGATGTACTGGCTGTCCAGATGTGTGAAGCCGATGATCCGAGCCGAACGCCCTGCTCGCTCCAGGGCATCTGCCAACACAATGGCACAGGCGCCCCGCCAGAAGCAGGAGTCCGCGGTGGTGGAGTAGGAGGCGTTGATGTCCACGAAGATGGTGGTCGTGGTATGGCCGACGCCACGGCTGGGATGTCTCTCAGTGCTCTCCCACGCCCGTTCCAGGTCGCCCTGGTACACGCGCTGGATGTCGAGGTGATCGCCGAACGACTTGCGGACCTTCTTCCGCCGGACCGAGATCATCTCCGGCATCTCGAGGACCTGCAGGCTGGACCACACCTTCTCCAGACCGGCCGGCCACCCGTCCTTGCTGATCCGGACCACCTCTTCGACGTTGCGGACGCCCCACCAGCTCTGGCCTTTGTGGGCGTAGTGGCCAACGCTCCGCAGCTGGATGAACGACTCGTTCCGTTCCGTCCGAGCGTTGGTGGCGCTCGGCTTCACCGCCATCAGCTCGGCCACCGACTCGTAGTGTCGATCGTTCATCATGCCACCTCGATTTCCAGTTGGTCCTTGAGGGCCCTGCGGGCCGCTTCCTGGACCTGCCTGCGCTCGTCTGCCTTCCAGTCCGCGAAGAAGGCGTTCTCCCAGGTCTTCACGTCCTGCAGGATCGGATTGCCGCTGACGTCCTGGTCGGTGAAGTCCTTCATGTTGCGTGTGGACATGATCCGGCGAAGCCTGCGGTTCCGGATCTCGTCGCGGACCGCCTTGCACCACACGTACGCCTTCTTCGACTTCTCGGTGATCTTCTGCTCGACGGTGTCGCTGTAGTCCAGGTACACCCGCTGGCTGGCGAAGCGGTTCAACGTTGCCTCGTCCAGTCGGTTGCGGCCGACGTACAGAGCGTCCGGCCCTGTGCCGAAGGTGTTGGCCGCGGCGATGCAGATGAAGTCCGGATGCCGATCGACTCGGGCCATCCCCTTGCCCTCGATGCCCCGCTGCGGGATGTACATGTGGCCGTTGGCCAGCGCAGCGTTCATGAAGGTGAGGACGTTGGCGTCCCCGTTGTCGATCTCGTCCAGCAGGAAGATCCCGCCCTTGGTGTACCGCTCGATGAACGGTGCGGGCACGTAGCCGAACTTGCCGCCTGCGTGGATCGGCAGGAGCCAGCCGGCCAGCTGCGCCTCGCTCATACCGACCGAGCAGGAGGCGGAGGAGAACTCGAGGCCGAGGGCCTCGGCCAGGCGCTCGGCGATGAACGACTTGCCGGACCCGGTCGGTCCCACCATCAGGATGTTCTTGCGGATGCTGGCGTAGGCCAGAAGCAGTTCGAACTCTGCCGGCAGGGTGCAGTCCATCTTCTTGATCCGCCGCTTCACCTTGCCGTTGATCTCGGTCTTGACGATCACTTCGATCGGCCTGTGGACCTCGAGGAGCTCCTTCACCTTGTCCACCACCATCGCCATCACGTCCTGCTGGTGGGCGTCCTTCAGTCCGTCGAACAGCTGTGTGACCAGTTCCTTCGCCCGGTCCCGGCTGCCCGTCAGGCGATCGTCCACCACCGAGTTGACCAGGGTCTCGAGGACGGCCTGGTCGATCGGCTTGATTCGCTTGGCTTCGGTCTTGCAGGTCTGGAACGTGTGCCGGCTGAGCCGCCGGCCGGGGAACTCGAGTGCGGCTGCTCGCATCGCCTGCTGCACGGTCGCGCGAGGGTTGTCTACGAAGTACTGCCTGATCCATCCGGTCAAACTCTTCGCCATGATCGATCCCTTTCAGATCGGGCGCTCGGCGGTATGCCGCAGCGCCTTTGGTCTTCTACTCACCGTCGTAGCTGACGTTCTGCACTTCGCCCAGCGCCTCTTCGAGCCGGGCCTGCTTCTCCTCGTCGCTGAGGTCCTCGTCGATGTCGAAGTCGATGTCCCGCAGGGTGCTGGCCATCTCCTCGCAGGCGTCGTACCGGCTCTCGAACAACTGGCCGGTCGGTCCCTCCTGGAAATTCTCCGGCAGGTCATCCTTCTTGGACTGCTGCTCCTCGCCCAGTTCCTCGATCTGGTCCGCCATCGACTCGGCGAACGACTGGAGCTCCTCCATCGCGGCTACCGGGTCGCTGTCGTCCACCTTGAAGTCTTCGCACTCCTCGGCGAACGAGTAGATCTGGCTGAGGAACTCGGACTGGGTCAGCTGGCTCGGCCTCGGGTACGTGGCGCTGTACCGCTTCCCGAACGTCCAGTAGTAGTACGGCTCGCCCTTCTTCACGGCCGGGTTGTCCTTGCGAGCCTTCTTCACCATGTGGACTCGGGGCATTGCACGTCTCCTCTCACAACTTGGCTGGGGTGGTTGGTGCTACTCGTCCTCGCCGCGCATCGACTCGAAGGCCTTGAGCACGGCCCTCGCCTCGTCGGCGGTCATGTTGTGCAGCTCCACGGTCCAGCCGGTGCCGTAGCGGCTGTGCTGGATGCTACCCTTGCCCTTGGCGTAGTTGAGGGACGCACCGCCGACCCTGTGGCTGGCGGTCGAGGCCGTGACGTCGAAGCCCTTGAAGACGTCCAGCATGTGGCTCACGAAGGCCGAGTGCTTCTCCTCGCGTTCCTTGGTGGCGGCCCGTCGGCGAGCGATGGAGGCGGCGGACTTCTTCAAGCCCTTGAGCAGGCGCCACATCCACCCGTGGTCCTCGACCTTGCTTTCCCAGACGGTCACGACGCTGCTCTTGGAGTCGTAGCGCTCGATCTCGATGGCGCACTTGCCGTCGACGTACTCGTGGAAGCTCAGTTCGGTGTTGGCCTCACTGACCCAGATGGAGCGGCGCCGGGTCTTGGCGGACAGGCCCTCGGTCTGGTTGATCTTGTCGTAGCAGCGGACGGCCACCTCATACGAGTGGGCCTTGTCGAAGTCCTTCACCTGTGGGCGGACGGCTTCGAAGCTGGTCTTTCGGAAACGAGGCATGTGTGAGTCCTTTCATTTTGATCGCTTGGCTCTGCCACTGCGATCGGGCTTGTCAGTCTACTTCAGGAAGGTGTACAGCGCCTGGGCGACGATCGAGTTGAGGCCGCAGCTGTCCGCCTTCGCGGCCTTCTTCGCCGCCTTCAGGATCTCGAGGTTGTCCACGGCGAAGTACACCACCACGGCCTTGCCCCGGCCGGTCGCCTTCGACTTCTTGGTGGCCTTCTTGGCCTTGGCCTTCTTCACTGCCGCCTGCCGCTTGGCCTTCCGACGGGGCTCGATCGTCTGCTTGCCCTTCTTGGTCGGCTTCGGCTCCGGCTTCTCGGTCAGGCCCGGCTGGTGCTTGGTGAAGGTGACGCTGGGCTTCTTGCCGGTCCGGACGACGGCGCAGACCACCTTCTTGGTCTTGTCGTTCGGCTTGATGAAGAACACCCGCGAGCGGTCCTTGCCGTTGAGCATCTCGATGCCGTTGATCGTGCAGCGGCCGTTGAAGCGCTGGTGCAGGACGGCCATCACCTTGATCTCGTTCCGCTCCTCGAGCTGCTTCCTGATGTCGACCAGCTTGGCCTTCTTCGCGGCCTTGTTGTCCGCCGCCACGACCTCCCGGGCACTGCGCTTCTGAACGGCCATGTCTTCCTTCAAAAACTTCGCAGCCATCTCCTTCGTGGTCTTCGCAGCCATGTTCAATTCTCTCTTTCGCTCGTCCAGCCTCTTCCAGACCAAGGCCACCTGGCACTTGGCCGTCTTGTGATGCCGCGAGCCACAATGGCCGCAGCGCACGGCACGTCTCACTGCCATCGCATCTCCGATCTAGAAGCCCTGCAGCTTCGGCAAGGCGATCATGTAGAAGCTCACGGCCAGCATCGACACGACGAACGTGATCGAGGTGATCATTGGGCTACTCCTTGTCCGGGTAGACCCGCATCTCGGTCTTGTCCTCGAAGGACAGGCCGAAGCTGTCGATCTCGTTGAGCATCCCGACCACCTCGACCACCGTGTCCATGTCGGGGACGTCCACCTTGGCGATGCACGTCTCGCCCTCGGTGCCCTCGATCCAGGACAGCTCGACGCCCCAGCACTCGTCCGCTCGGTCGGTGATGTGGTCCACCATCTCCGACAACTCCTCGGCGTCCGTCGACCGCAGTTCGAATATCATCATGGCTTCTCCTCCGTTGGGCTCTTGCCACTGGCCCCATGCCAGCTGTGCCCGTTTCCTGTTTGTCGAGGACTCACGCCCGCGCCTCGACACGCTGCCGCGGGAACCTATCCCCTCGGCCTTGGTGCATCGTTCGATCGACTCGTCTAGGCCCGACCCGGGAGAGCACACCAACGTTCCGGTCCTGCCATCGCGGCGGTCCGTAGTGATCCCGTTTGCTGTTCGAGTCGTTCGCCAGGCTCGATTGCCTGGATGGCCCCGCCGGGGGTCTATGCCCGCGGCCAGCCCGTTCCACTATTCGGTTGTCAAGAGGTCTCGGGGGTTGGTGTCCGCGTTGTTCGGCCGCGGCGCCGTTGTGTTGGGCGCCAGGCGTGGCCGTCCGACCGCCAACCCCGTATCCAGATGTCAAACAACAAGCACGACATAGGTAATATAAGGAAAGCGCGGCCGCCTGGCTACAGGGCCGTATGTACACGTGTGGACGTAGAACGCGTGGGATGAGCTGTTTAAATGCAGAATTCTGCGTTTCTCGACCTGCGTAGGCACGTGTGAATCGCCGGATCCGAAGGCCGGCCAGTGCGACCAACCCGCGAACTCTGCAGAATTCCGCAGTCCCGAGGCTATTCCTACGCATTCTAGGGATTCCCGGTTCAGGCCTTGAAGACCCGTGTGTATCACGGAACGGCAAATGCGTTATACACGTGTGTAGACGCTATTTCTCCCGCAAACAAAATCTTCGGTGTCCCACGATTTTTGGGCGTTGACCGAGCCCGATTCCTACTGGCCGGGCCGCCTTCGGCCCACGATCCGGCGGAGCCAGCGAGGCAGCTGTGGCCGCTTCTCGTCCCGCACTGCCCGCTGCCGCTGCTTCGTCTTCGTCGATCGCACCTCGCGATGGCAGTGGAGGCAGAGCCACCGGACCTTCTTCTCGGCCTCGGGGCAGAACGGGTTCAGCTTCCGAGCGCTGCCACACCACTCGCAGTGGTCCGGCATCGTCTTCTTGCCGGCCAGGATCGACTGGAGCTCCTCGATGATGAACTGGTCTTCGGCGGTGGGGTGTGCCTTGTGAAGGCGGTAGTACAGGCGAGCCCGAAGTAGATGCTTCGGTCTGCTGGTGTGGTAGGCCTCGCGTGCGTACTCCAGGCGCTGGGCCCGCTCCTGGTGGTACTTCGTCTTCAGGACCTGACGTCGCTTCTTGTAGTTGTCCTTGGCGGCCCGCTTCAGGCAGGCCTTACACTTGTACTTGTTGGACGGGTAGAACTCTGCCTTCCGCCCACAGTGCTTGCATCGCCGCTTCATCGCCGCATGTCCCCTCTACGAATCAACGATCGGATGAACCCGAGATTGGCACGCTGGCCACAGTACGGACAACGGACCGTCCAACGATCCGACCTGTGCTCGTGTCTCTCACCACAACGGCATTCCAGTTGGAGCATGTTGACGCCCGGGGTCCAGCGAGCACCCCTAATGACAAACGACCGAGCCTCGGCTCGTCGAGCAACCATCGGAGCACCTCCCTCGAAGGCGGGTCACCATTGCGGACACTAGCTGGGAGACTCGTCCTTCTGTCACCTTGCAATGGTCTGCCACCTCTCGTTGTGTCCGCAGGCCGGCCAGGCTGTCCAGGATCAGCCGGCCGCGGCTGTCCATCTGAGCGTACAGCTGGTCGATGGTCTCTCGCTGTATCAGTAGGTCCAACGGCTCCAGCTGCTCGTCCGGTACTACGACAAAGCGATCGTCACGGCTGCCCTCGTTGTCAGTGATCCGCTTGTCCTGGAGCAGCTTCTTGTGATGTCCCTGTCGGCCGGCCATCGACCGGACCATGTCCTTGATCCGGCCTAGGATCCGATGTGAGGCGTACTGCCGTAGGCTGACTGGGAAGCCGAATCGGTATCGCTTGGCACAGCTCCACAGAGCTAGCCGTGCCTCCTGTCGAGCCTCGTCCTGCAGAGCGGTCATCTTGAGGGACGCCGCGATCGCTTCCCCTGTTTGTTCCGCCCACGCCCAGTCCGCTTCGTTGATGGTGTGCATCGCTTCGCCTTCCGCCGCCGCCTGTTGTCCAGGTGGCCGTACTGTCCCTTGTCCGACTCCAGGTCCGCAATCATCGCTAGGCAGGCCAGCGCATGATCCAGGTGGCTCAGGCCGGAGTCCTTGTCCGGCTCGTTGCTGTCCCACCAGTCGGCCAGGTGGCGACGAGCTGCTCCGTACAAACGGCTGTAGGTCAGCCCGTCGCCTTCGGTGTAGTTGTAGTCCCCGTACTTGATGGACCCGTTGGTTAGGGCCCTGGCGATCGCTCGCTCTGCCGCTGTGGGTATCAAGTCCATACGGAGCTTGCCCTGATCGTGTTTGATCGCCATCAGAGGAACACCTCTCCATCATCCGGATGCGGCACCGGGGTCTCGTCCCAGAGCTCCTGTGGAGTCTTCTTCCGGACCTTCGGCTTCTCCTTCAGCCGCTCCTCCAGCTTCTTCTTCAGCCGCTCCCGATCCTGGCCCCGACCTTCGTGCAGTCCCCTCGCTCGCATCGCCAGGCGTGCGAACACTCGTTCCTGCTTCGGTGTCAGGGTCTTGGTGACCGTCCAGTCGAAGATCGAGGCCAGGAAGTCACTCTCCCAGTCGTTGCATTCGATCTGATCCCTGACCTCGATGACGTCCTGGATATCCTTGTGCTGCTTTGCCCGCAGCTCTTCGTCAACTTCCCGCATGCTCTCTCCCATCAACTCCTGTGTTCGCTGCTTGAAGCCTCTGCGTCTTCGCTGCCGGATCGACCGATGCTTCCAACGATGCGAGCTCTTCACGGATCTCTCCCTTCAGAATCGCATGGCAGTGGTCCTCGATCAGGGACACCAGGCGGACTGCCAGCTTGCCCGCATGCGGCGCACTGATGCCCACCACTTGGCAGCTTGAGGCGACGGACATCGCGATCTTCAGTTGCCGCTCGCTCGGTTCCTGGCGGCGCTCCTGTAGGTACGCCTGGAAGAATCGGTCGTTCCAGCTCTGCTTCGCCATCGTGGGCCATCCTCTCTATTGGTCAGCCCGGTCTGCGACGATCGCGCCTGCCAGTGTGGCGCGAACCAGTACGGCCTTGTTCTTGTACATCGCGTCCTTCGCATCGTAGATGCAGCTGCCCTCGTCCAGCACCTGGCCGTCCGGGGTGATCACGATGAAACGGTTCCGCGTGTCCTTCCGTTGTTCGAGCGCTCTGGTGATCAACTCGTATTCACTCAGGGACACCGTAGTCTCCTTTCCGCCTGTCTCGCAGCTCCGCCAACTTGGAGCGATTCCAGTTCTGCAGCTGACTGAAGTAGCCCACGATCCTGGTGACGTGTGTCATCACCCTCGGTTGTCGCTGGCCGGTCAGTACTGCCTCCAACTCGTCCCAGCCGTGATCTCTGATCGCGCTAATGCTCACGGCGAACTTGCTGGCCGTCTTGATGACGCCGATCAATGCCTGGTCCTCTGCGGGCGTGGCTCCCTCTTTCACGCCCAGCCAGACGAATCGATCGTCCTTTGCAATCTGCTCGTAGAACGCCTTACCATCCATCCCCGTCTGTCCTCTCAGTTCGGCACCAGGGCCATCGCCTGGCGGTTGATGATCCAGGTGATCACGATGTGGTGGATATCAGCCTCCATCGCGGGCCCGTACATCAGTACGAATACGCTCGGCATGTGGTCGAACACGATCTCGATCAACATCTCGATCACTTCCTCAACTGTCTCCGGCATCCGATGGAGCTCGATCTCCCCGGTCGTGATCTCCTTCGCGATCCGGAACGTCGTCTGCTCCAGCAGCGTCTTCGCCGTGATCGCCTGCACCACGCATTGCTTCATCGAGTCGTTGTCCTGCTGACTGTCGCCCCACATTGGCTTCGCCTCCGTTACCGAACTTGATGGTCCACAGGTTCGGATCCACCTGAGTCAGTTGGCCGCCCTGCGACTCCACCATCCTCTGAATTGCACCCAGCATCGCCTGCCGCATACGACTGCGGGACTCTGCCAAGATGTTTGCTGCATCGCCATCGAGCTCACCCAACGACGGTGTCTTCGGCATACTGGGCATCATCCCTTGACCGAAGCTGATCTTCCGAGCGCCCAACGGCACACCGGTGAACGGCTCTGGTTTCCTGCTGCCCCCGAGTGCACGCCCTTCCCTCCGTGCCTGCCTGTCCCTGCCTCCGCGACCCATGTCCTGCTCCTCTCATGTGCCGATCAAGGCCTCGTCTGTGCCTCGTCTCGGCGCTCCTCGCGTATCCACGCCATAGGTGTAGTCGTCCACCTGATGGCCGGCCTGGTATAGAGCCGCGCCCAACATGATGTCGCCTCCACCGGCGTGCCTCAGTCTTGGATCCGGCCACTTCAGTAGTCGGATCATATCCGTTCGCAACCAGGTGTAGCCACCCAACACGAATCGAGCTCCCAGGCACTGCGGCATCGATCGATGGACTCGAACGTCCTCCAACGGCCGGCCTCGATACCACTCAGCGGTCTCCAGGAACTGACGTTGACCGGAACTGAAGCAATGCATTGCCTTGGTTCCAAAACACACAGCTTCTGGATGCTGGTCGATGAACACTTGAGCCCAGTCCCACCAAGTCATGTTGGTCATTCGTATGTCGTCGTCTAGCCACAACGTCCACTCGCCCGTGGGTGTCGAGATTCCCTCGAACAGTTCCTTCATCACATGGTACTTTGGGACGTTCTCGTCACTGAACAACACGTAGTGGTGCTCCTTGTCCTGGAACGGCACCAGGAGCTGCCTGGTCTCCGGACAGACCACATTGGCCCAGACCCAGATCCGATGGCCCTTCGGTATGGACAGCAGCATCTGGATCGTCCGCCGAGCCAGGTCAGGGAACTCACCATAGAACAGGGCGTAGATGTCATGCATCGCTTACTCCTTGTTCGGGTCCAGTCGGCCTATCGTCGGCCGGGTCCGCCACCGATTCTGCTCCGCGGTCTTCTTGGTCTGCCTGATCCCACGTTCCTTTGGTCGGGGCATCCTGTAGTACTCGTACACAGTGGCGTGGTCCTGGTACTTCCGTATCCGCAGCTGGCCACCAGACGTCCGGCTGGCTCATATCGATGTGGAAGTCCCAGCCAGCGCTGTCGCACCACATCTGAATGTGGCCTTCCAACGTGAAGTACTCCGACGCGTCCCTCTCGCCGCCAGGCCTCAGGACGTTGATCGCCGTCATCAGTTCCTTCTCGATGCCGGTCATCGGCTTCCAGTACACCAGCAGGGCCTCATCCACCACCTTGAACTCGTACGGCCACTTCAGCCGCAGGCGAGTCAGGAACTCGTGGAGCTGTCGTTGTTCCATCCCACCACTAGGCATCACGTGCCTCCATCTCCAGGAGCAGTCGAACGATCGTGTCACGCCCCAGAAGCAACGCATTCAAGGTCGGATGTTCTCTGGTGTTGTGCTGTACGTAGACCTCGATCTCTTCGTTCATCAACTGCACCACGTCTTCTGGTGGAATCAACTTCTTCTTCTCCATCGGCATCGCCGCCTCCTGTTCACGGGTACTCGTCGCCCCGGTACCATACGTGTAGGCACTTCGGACAGATCCGAGTGAAGCAGTCCAGCTCCTCCATCGGCAACGGACAGCCACACCAGAAATGCCACCACTTGTGCCAGTAGACCACAGTCGTCTGCTTGAGCCAGCACCACAGCGCCACGCGGCGCGAGTCGAACACCGCCTTCCACGGATAGAAGCCGAAGTGACAACGAGGGCATCCCCGATCACCGAAGTACAGGAACTGACATCGGCCACAGACGTTCACTGCATCACCGCCACACACTTGTTGGTGCAGGCTGCCCAGACGTGTCCGTTGTACGAGGAGATGCTGTAGCGCAGCTTTCCTTTCCCACACAATGGACAGGGCATCTCGCCCTGTATGTCCTGTTCCGGCTTCTCACTGCCGTGCTTCTCCTTCACTGCCAGGATCGCCACCAGGCCCCGAGGCATATCGCTGGGTCCCTTGATCGGTCGCTTCCTGCCTGTTCGTCGAGCTACCATTGCCTGTCCTTCCGTGTACGATTCTCATCGCCTCTGTGACATCGACACCGTCTGCGAATTCTCCAGCATCGATCAACATCTCCACCGCAGTCCTGAAGTCTGCTTCCAGGTCAGCGAGTCTCTCGTCCAGGATGGTCGCGAAGCTGCTGACCAGACGGCGACGGTACTCCTCTGCACGGTACTCTGGATTGCCGCCCAGTCCGTGATGCATGAACAGGTCTGCGACCAACGCCTTGGCGACTGCGATCGTATCCATCATCTCTCCCATTTGACGTCTACTAGTGTGAACGGCTCTCCCTCGGCTAGTCTGGCGAACCACGCCTCGAAGTCCTCTCTGACGATCCCACCGAAGCTGTTGGTTCCGTACACCCAGCCTTGTGCTCTCAGGAACTGCTCCTTCCGCTCCCACTCGATCGGCCCGATTCTGGCAGATTCCGGATCCTTCATCGAGCTGTGGATCGCTTCACGTAGGATCCTCTCCTGTGTTGGGTACGGCCCTCGAGCTGCCCAGATCAGCCCAACACACCAGAAGATCACCATCAGGGCTATCAACGTCAGCGGCCACCAGCGCTTCACTCTGCGGACGCGAATCGCCCACACTGTGTCCTTCCCCATCGCTACCTCAGTCCTGTCTGCACCGCAATGTGAGTAGCAATCCCCGCGCCGGTGCTCTCCCGCAGGGGACATCCCATCTTCATCACGCAAACGATCTCGTCCGGCCGGAGCGCGAACGCTCGACGGACCCGGGCCTTCACTTGGACTCGCCACAACGGCAGCTCTCGGATGATCAGCTCCTCTACCGTCAGGCCGTAGTGGACTGTCAGATCGTGTGCGACGTAGCTGGCCAGGTTGGTCTCTTGGAGGCTCATCGCTTTGCCTCTGCTTCCTGTCCCGCATACCAGGCCCTGCTGAACTGGCCGTGGCATTCCCGGCACCAGTACAGACCGCCCATCTGGTCGATCGGCACCGTCTTCCCACACTTGCTGCACTCACACTTCAGGACCTGTATCCGGCCGTTCTCTACCGTCAACATCCCTCCCCGCGCCATCTCCTCGATGCAGTCCCTGCAGCGTGTCCGAGACAGCCGCACCGCGTGAGGTTCCGGCTGGAGACGGTAGTCGTAGAAGCCCTTCACCTTGTCCTGCCGGGTCCGACACTGTTTGCACAGCTTGGTTCCTTCCAGTCGTCCTCGGCCGTTGGTTCCCACTGAATCACCTCCTGTCTGTACTACACAAATCGCAGTCAGTGGCCAGCCTGATCTTCGGAAGGTGTTTTGACCAGTGCTCATTTTCAGTTTTGTTTTGACTGTGTAGGACAGTGCTTCACCGGTGGTGTTTCCGGCAGGTGTCTAAACACAAATCGAAGAATCGAAGCTGAGATCGGAGTACACGCCTTCCTGAATTCCCTCTACGTGGCGGTATAGTAGTAGAAAGAAAAGTAGTGAAGGTTATGTAAGTGGTTAAGAGTGTCGGAATTTAAAATCGATAGGTGGTGGCACAACGCGCGTGTATTCCGACCATCGAGTTTTCAAATCCGGGAGTGGCTTGGGTTGGCGAAACCTTCTCCTGTTCTCTTTACAAACTGCTCAGTAGCCGGGATCGCCCTCTACCGCATAGAGACCCGTAGTTCCGATCGATTCTCCGAGCAGACACAACGAGGGTTTGTGGACATGGCGAAAGCACATTTAAGCGGCAATGGCGCACCTGGTGGTACAGGCCAGCTGCAGAAGAACAACAAGCCGGCCAAACGTGCCACCAAGAGAGTGCTCACAGTCGAGGCCGGCCCTGTCGTCGCCGATGCCGAGGAGAAGAAGGAGTACGGTCAGAGCGACTCGGCGAAGAGACAGCGGAAGCACCGCAGCCGTGAGGTCCCGAAGCACCTCAGGAAGTACTCCTTCAAGCCTGGCCGCAGCGGCAATCCCAAGGGCCGGCCAAAGGGATCGATCAGCCTCACAGCCAAGCTTCGCAAGCTGTTGGCACAACCTGCGTACAACGGCACCTCGGAGAAGACCAAGGGCGACGTAGTGGTGGAGATGGCGATCGCCGCAGCGGCTCAGGGGGACTCCAACTTCTTCAAGGAGATTATGAACCGCATCGACGGCAAGGTCTCGGACCACGTCGTTGTGGAGACCGCCCAGAAGATGGTCAACCAAGAGATCCAGCGTGTATCCGCTGCAGTGGTCGAGATCGCGATCGAGCTGTGCGATCAGTTCATCCCGGATCCGGACAAGGCGACCGAGTTCGTAGGGGAGCTGGGAGAACGCCTGGTGGAGGTACTCGCAACACCCGTGAACACGCAGGAACAGCAGCTACTCGTCGATCTCGAGGATGGAGAAGACGACGATGCTGAGTAGGAGCGCAATTCGCTCGCAGATTGCTACGTCCGTAGCAACGGCGCTGCGGACTCGCTCCACCAATCGTGGGTCCCTGCTCACCTGGGGCACTCACTTCTTCCCCGACTACTTCGTTCTGCCGTTCGGCCAGCACCATCGAGTGATGGACAGGGAAGTCAGGAAGTGGGCCAAGCAGCGGGGCATTCGAGCTGCAATCGAGGGCCCGCGCGGCAATGCCAAGTCCACGGTGTTCACGTTCCTGCTGCCCCTCTACTGTGCGTGCGAGGGCCTCGAGGACTACATCATCATCCTGGGCGACACCTACTCCCAGGCTGAGAAGCACGTCAAGGCGATCCAGTTCGAGTTGGAGAACAACGTCGAGTTGGCCGAGGCCTACCCTCACGCATGCGGGAAGGGCCCTACGTGGAACAGCTCGGGCATAGTCACTCGCAATGGCATACGTCTCGAGCCGTTGGGCGCTGGCCAGAAGATCCGTGGTCGTCGTGAACGTTCCGCCAGGCCGTCGTTGATCATCATCGACGATCCTGAAGGTGACGATGCAGCGTACAGCGCTACCTCGCGGAACACCATCCGTGAGTGGGCCACTAAGGCCGTGATGAAGGCGGGCAACAAGTGGACCAACATCATCATCGTCGGCACTGTGATCCATCGTGAGTGCTTGGTGGCCCACTGTGGACGCCTTCCTGGTTGGAAGAGGATCCCGTTCAAGTCTGTAATCAAGTGGCCCAATCGCATGGACCTGTGGGACAAGTGGGAGTCCATCCTCAACGACAACAGCGTGTCCGAGTCCCTTGCCGAGTCGGCTGCGAAGGTGTTCTACGAGCTTCATGAGGTGGACATGAATGCTGGCGCAGAGGTCCTTTGGCCCGAGCTGGAGTCGCTGTACGATCTGATGTTCCAACGAGCCTCTGAAGGGCATCAGTCGTTCGAGTCGGAGAAGCAGAACAACCCGATCGACCCGTCCAAGTGTGAGTGGGCCCCCAACAACTTCGAAGGGGACGACATCTACTTCGACGAGTGGCCTGAGGACACCATCGTCAAGGTGATGGCTCTGGACCCGTCCAAGGGCAAGAAGGACAAGAGCGGCGACTACCAAGCCCACATTCAGCTGGCAGTGGACAGCAAGGGTATTCTGTACGTCGATGCCGACCTGAAGCATCAGCCGATCAAGGAGATGGTGGCCGCATACGTTGAGACGGGCCGGCTGTTCCGGCCGGACGTGGCGGTCTGCGAGATGGAGCAGTTCCAAGAGCTGCTGCTGCCCGAGATCGAAGAGGCAGCCGCGTCCAACAAGCTCCTGATGCCGATTGAGGGGATCGACACCGGCAAGGTCCCCAAGGACATGCGGATCAGGCGGCTCTCGCCCTACATCACCAGACGACGGATCAAGTACCGACGTCGGTCTACTGGGGTCCAGACCCTGCTGCGGCATATGCAGGACTTCCCCAACGGAGATCACGACGATGGTCCGGACGCGTTGGAGATGGCGGTGCGGCGAGCCACAGAGCTGCTGGCGGACAGCGATGCCGGGGGAAACACGGAGAATCCCTACTAATGAGCAAGCGAAGCGAGCGGAAGGCCAGGCAGGCGGCCGTGGAACGACAGAAGGACGTACAGCTCAGCCAGGAGCAGCTGGAAGCGGCCTCGAGGCATCTGATCCAGTGGCTCAGCGCGTGGAGCACCAAGAACTGGGGCCTGATGGCCTCGCTGACCCAGTGCCCGTTGGTCGGCAAAGCGAAGGCCCAGTACATCGCCAACCAGTTCGCCACCAACATCCTGGTGGACTGGGAGCCGGACATCATGGCTACCAAGGCGATGGGGGACGAGGTGGACGGGAAGGCGATCGGCTACATCGACTTCGCGGTCATCGTGTTGATCAGCAACGGCAAGGACATGGGGCGCTTCGGGATCTTTGTGCGGTGCATCCTGGACGGCTCCCAATGGATGGTCAACCCGCACAGCATCAACCGTCGCTTTGACCCGAAGCTGGCGGACCAGGCACTCAAGGAGATGGAGGACGACCGCGATGGCGATCGAGACGAAGACGAAGACAACGCTGGTTAAGCAGCGGCACCCGCTCTGGGTCCAGTTCAACCAGGACTGGCTGAAGTGGCGGCTCTGTTACACCGGCGGGATGAAGTTCAAGGAGTCGTACCTCTGTCGCTACTCCAAGCGGGAGCACGACGACGACTATCAGCTCCGCAAGAAGTTGACCTACATACCGGGCCATGCGCGGTCGGTGATCAACATCATCAGGAACGCGATGGCAGTTCGTCTTCCCGAGGTGATCCGCAAGGGCTCCGATGCGTATATGGAGACAATGGAAACCGATGTCGACACCTTCCGGAACAACATGAACTCCTACGTCGCCTTGGAGATCACGCCAATGCTGCTCACTCAGGGCAAGCGGATTGTGGTCGTGGATGCCCCGCCGGCCAGAGAGGGCGCCACCAGGGCAGAGGACGAGGGCCGGCCGTTCTTCTTCTCGGTCAACGCGGAGGACGTGCTGTCCTGGTCCTACGACCAAGAGGGCCGCATCGATGCGATCCTGATGCAGCTGGTCGAGGACCAGGTGGACGACGAGACCAAGCTGGTGGTCGGGTCCAACGTGGTCTACCGCTACATGCGGCTTCTGGCAGAGGGGGAGCAGAAGGACACTGGGGTGGGTCCACTCAATGGGCCCGGCGTCCTGGTCCAGACGTTCAACAAGGACGGCAAGGAGACCACCGAGGCTCGGGTCCTGCCCCTCAGTCGTGTGCCTGTGGTCGAGTTCTCCTTGGTGGACTCCATCATGGCGGAAGTCGCGGACCATCAGATCGCGATGCTGAACCTGGCCAGCACCGACATGGACTTCCTGTGGCGCGGCAACTTCCCGATCTACACAGAGCAGCAGCCCAAGTCCACCCAGATGATTCGTCCTCGAGGCACCAAGGGCAGGGCAGGCGAAGAGGTGGCAGAGGACACTGACTCGATGGGCTACGGACGGGATGCCGGCACGGGGGAGAACAAGCGCCAACGCAGGGCCGGCAACGCCAAGGGCATCGCTTATAAGGAAGGCATGGAACGGCCGGCCTTCATCAACCCGGCTACGGACAACCTGAACGCCTCGATGACCAAGCAGGAGGCGATCGCCAAGGAGATCCGTATCCTGGTAGACCTGGCTCTGGTGTCGTTGTCCGTCAAAGCGATCGAGCAGAGCGGTGCTTCCAAGATGGCGGACCGTGTCGGGGAAGAGGCCGGCTTGGCGTACATCGGTCGATCCCTGGAGACCGGCGAGCGTGAGCTTGCGGAGATCTGGCACGAGATGAACGGCGATCAGACCGAGGTGGAGATCAAGTACCCCACGGACTACTCGGTCAAGACGTTGGACGAGCGGCGTGAGGAAGCCAAGTCCTTGCGGGAGCTCCGCAGCGCTGTTCGTTCGGTCACCTTCCAGCGGGAGATCGACAAGCGAACCGCCGATGTCCTCCTGAAGACGATGGTGGACACCGAGACGATGGACACCATCAACGGTGAAGTGGATGCCGCGGACTACTACGACGACGACACTGAACGGGCCAAGGTGGTTCAGCAGGACGTTCTCCAGGGCATCGTGTCCAAGGAGACCGCTGCCAGGCTCCGAGGCTACGACGAAGAGGAGCCCGCCAAGGCGCGTGCGGAGAAGACCCGGGACGTGGATTCAATGCTGGGCGAGGGACGTGGGGCGACCGAAGAGGATCGTGTTCCGGCGCCCGGTCAGGACACCGAAGACGTGACCGACGACACGTCCTTCGCCGAAGAGGAGTAGGAAGGGAGGTGCTTCATGGCTAAGAGCACCAACCCTCGGGGCCTTGGAAGGCCTCGTGATGGACGCGGCGCTGGCAAGGGCATGCCGGGCGGCAGGCGCGCAGGTCGGAATACTGGCGGCTGCAGCAAAGGTGGCCCGGGTCGCGGTCGCGGTGGTGGCCGTGGTCGAGGTGCTGGGCGCCTTGGCTAGGCCTCGAGGTCAGACTGGGGGCTGTGCGTTGCAGCCCCTGACTGGCCTTCAACAGCAGGAGTGATCGTGGCCAAGAAGAAGGCACAGGCACAGGCGTTCGTTGAGATCCTCCAACAGAGGCAGTCGGACTTCGCCTTTGTGGAGGACAACGGCGCTTCCCTTATGCGGCGTCAGTTGCTGAAGACCAAGCGCCAGACGATGGACTTGATCAGGCGGCATCAACAGGCGTTCTCCCGAAGCGGCAACTACCTGAGTGGCGTGCCGTCCTTGCACGCGGCTGAACAAACGCTGTCCGACGTGAACCAGCTCCTGGGCCGTGGCTTCGGCAAGGCCACCAGTGAGCTGTGGTCGTTGAAGCAGGACGCGTTCGAGCACGCGGTG